CGCCAGCATGGGCGTGTTGTCGGGCTGGGTGGCTCCGAGAAAGCGCGTGCAGCCCACGTCCCGACCGTAGCGCAGTCGCTCGTCGGCTAGCACCCGACCGTACCCCTGCCCCTGGAAGCGTGGCAAAACCGCCACATCCACGCCGTACAGCACGAGCCCCCGGTCATCCGGGCCGATCGAGTAGGACGTAAACCCCAGCAGTGCCCCCTCGGCTTCTAGGACTAAGGTTGGGTGGGCATAGTAAAAGAGGCTTGAGCGCTCAGGCCATTCCGGATGTGCCGCCCGGTAGATCGTGCGCACCTTCGGCTCCTCGTCGGGCCGCATGGGGCGGATCGTGCCGTTATCGCCGGCCAAGGATGTCACTCAGGCGCATGCCGCCGCGGGCGGTCGGCTGATAGGGTCCAGCAACCCCAGCGGGCCGGGCCGCCAGAGGGGAGCCGCCAGGCCCCCCTCGAGATAGGTCGCTGTAGAGACCGCGTCCCATCCCGGCGACGCTGTTAGCGAAGTTCAACTGTGCCGAGAGGCGCTTGAGGTCGTCGTCGGACGACGAGGCCGTTCCAACTCCGGGCGTGATCTTGGCGGGAGGTGCGGAGCCACCAAACCCGCCCGCCTCGATTTCCCCGGCATGCGAGGTGGGCGTAAAGCCAGCCCCGCCGCCCGACACCGCGGCTTGTATGCCGGGGTCTTCCGGTCCCTTGAAAGCCCCCATGATTGAGCCGAGCTCGCCCATCAGACGACCCCTATCCTTACAGGTTTATCCACCTGTAAATATGCCCTGTTTGCCGCGCGTGGTCGACTGCTGCCCGATGGCCGAGGGCAGGAGTTGCGCCCCCGCGGGGCCGAAGAGTCCCGTCTCGGCCAGGGCCTGCCGGCGAAGCAAGTCGGACTGCTCGGCTTCGTATCCCGCCTGCTCGACACCACGCTCAAGCCCGCCGCCCGAGAGAAGCGCCTGAAGCTGGGCGAGCGTCATCGCCTGCTCGTTCTGGTTGCCGCGTTCCTCACGGGCGAGTTCCGCTTCGATGGTCGGCGCCAGATACGCCGCCTCGGAAGCGGCGCGGGCGTTCGTCAGCGCCGTCGAGCGCCCGAGCCCGCTGACCGCGGCGGTGTTCTCCACGCCCGGCAGGACCGAGGTCTCATAGGCTTGCCGCGCGGCGGCTAGGGAGGGTGACGTGGACAAGTTCTCGCCAGTGACCCGACGCTTGCCGAGCACATTGAGCTGGGGGATCAGCGACAGCCCTTCCTGCTCGCGCGCCGAGAGTCCCGCCACCTTCATCGGCTTGGCCTCGAGGAACGGCTGCAGCGGGGCCGCATCCTGAAACTCGGCCCCCCGCGTGGCGGTCTGCCGCATGAGCGGGGCCATGTAGTCCGGGACTTGCGGCTCTTGCGTGGTCTTGGTGCGAGTTCCGCCGCCCATCGCTCCCCCTTACAGTGCTCGGTCGCAGACCATGTGCGTCGGATGGAAGCCGTAGAGCCGCTGGAACAAACGCGCGCGCGCCAGGCCCCGATCATCCTTGTGCAGCGTCAGGATGCGCATCACGCTCGCGCCCTTGCTGCGCGCCCACGCCGAGATGTCGTCGAAGGCCCGCACCACCTGTGCGCGATCGAGCGGCACGTCACTCTCGTATTGGACGATCGTCGCGAAGATGGTCCCGCACCAGTCGTCAAGCGTCACGAGGCAATGCCCGATCAGTTCGCCGTCCTGCACGGCCACCCACGCGCGAACATGCTGCCGCGCCTCGGGAACGACAAAGTTCTCCATCACCCGTTGCGTGATCTGCTCCTCGGACGTATCGGTATCGTGCTTTTTACAAAACGCTGCGACGCGGTAGAGCAGATTGGGCATATGAGCCCAGCTCACTACCTCGGTCCGATCCATCGCCTGAATACGCATGCTCATTGCCGCGCGGCGTCTCGTCGCCGACGCATGTCTCTTTCGCATGTCCGACACCGGCGTGCGTGGCCATAGGGCTTCACTTCGAGACGGGTATTCTCGTCGGTGTGCGGGTGTCCGCGCCGACACATCGTCCTTGCCATCACACCGCGTCGGACATTTTCTTGGTGAGAGACGGGCTCCAAGTGACTCGGGTTGACGCAAGCATGGACGCGACAGAGGTGATCAAGCGTCAGATGCTCCGCGATCGCTCCGCGATACCATACGAAGGAGACACGATGCGCGAGGCGCTTTTCTCTGTGCCTAAAATTTAGGACGCCGTAACCATCATTGTGCTGCGGGCCGGTCCAAAGCCAACAGCCGCATTCCGGCACGGGCTCGACGCGACGCCAGAATTCCGCTTCGAGCGCGGGTGTCATCGCTGGAATTGGGCGGGCTATCCCAGTGGCAGCCATGTGGTCCCGTCACTACCTTGGAAGCGTTGGTTCGGCACCGCGTCGCTTACCAAGATGACGCAGCCAATCCAATCCGCCGCGGGCGGGCGCGTCGCAGTTGTATAGACGGCCAACGGCAGCGGGTTCTCCATCCGCTCGCTCCCGTCCTTCGGAATGCAGCGGTTGAGCCGGAACCCGATGGCGTTGAACAAGGGCGTCAGGTAGGCGGCCAGCGTGCTCAACTGCGGGAAGCCCGCCGTCGGGAGCGTGGGGCTCTCCAAAACCTGGCGCACGTTAGCGATAGCCCCGCCGCGGGACGGTCACATGCGAGCCATCCCATTCGATCGCTTGCGTCGCATCCGCTTCCACGCGCAGCGAAGCCGCCTGCGTCGACAACCGATGCCCGGTGTAGTACGGGCCACCGTTGGCGAGGTCGAGTTCGTTCTCCGTCCCGGTCGGGTCATCCTCCAGCACGCGCTCCTCGCCGTAGTCGCTGGACCCCAGCCGCACGCGGATCTTCTGCGTCCCGCCGCTCGTCTTGAAGAAGTGCTGCACGTCGGTGATGGTCGCGAACCGATCGCCCTCGCTGAGCCGCTGCAATCCCGTCTCGAAATAGGCCGGGATCGACGCGCCGGCATCGGTGAGCCCCGCGTCGTGATACGCCTGCCCCGTGATGTTGCCGATGACGAACCGCGGCACGAGCGTGTCCATTTCCGCGAGCGTCATCCCGAGATCACCGATGGGCACCCCAAGATCCCCGATGGTCAGCCCGCTGGGGATCGAGAGGCGCATGCCGCACGTCGGGGAGAGCCCATTCCAGCGGATGGGGTAGCACTGGCCACCCGGAAACGCGATCACTACGCCGCGCGTCGGCTCCGTCCCGCCGATCGCGGTATAGACCACGTAGAGCAGTTGTTGATCGGAGTCCCACGCGACCCACGAGCGCGGCAGGCGATCAGTCGTGATCGTCTTGGCGATCTGGCGCTGCACGGCTAGGCCGAGCGAGCGCGGCACCGTCCCGTCGAAGATGTACACGGCCGAGTCGTTGCCAAGGTAGGCGTGCGTGCCCTCGCCGATCGGCACCACCGCTTGACTCGAGACTGGCCCCTTGACTTGGCGGCGGAAGTCGAAGCGGAACGGCACGAGGCCATCCTGCGCGATGGCGATGGCGATGGCCTGATCGAGATAGATCGCGCCCTGGAGAAACCCGAGCTCCTGCATCGCAATGATTTCGCCGGGCACCTCGCCGAGCACCTTGACGAGCACCGAGCCCCAGCCCGTGTCGAAGTCTGACAGCGCTGAGACGTCGATCGCGACGGGCGACTGCGTGCCACCCGAGGAGAGATTGCCGAGGATCACGCGATCCGCCACGACCATCATGCAGCGCGCGATCGGGGGGGAGCCGCCGATGGCCGAGTAGGTGGCCGCGGCCCCGTCCCACTTCATCGGCGCGTCCTTGCCGTTCACGCCGAGCAGATGCGTGGAGCCCGCTTTCGAGAACGGCCGAAACACCTGCAACTGCGTCGCCGAGGCGGTCAGCGCCGTGCCCGCGAGGTCAACCCACGCATTCGTGCCAGCGTTGTAGCGCCACCAGGACGACACGGTGCCCATGACGACGCGTGTCGTCAGATCGTGATGCGTGTACTGAATCAGCGCCGTCGGGCGCTGCGCGGTGTTGGAGGCGAAGGCTGTCTGACCGGGGCGCACGCGAAACTTGCCGCTGCGACGCAGCCAGTTTTCAGCCTCCCGCAAGGCATTCGCCGGCACCTCGAATTCGTCGAGGTCGGGGCGCACACCGTCGGTCGGCACTGAGAGCAGGGGGGCCATCAGGGCGGCTCCGGAAGCGCGCGGCGATGCGCCAGCGCCGCCGCCATGAGCACCGTGCGTTCGCCGAGACTAGACACTTCGGTCGCGACCTTGTCGACGCTCGCCTGCACGCGCCCGTGTTCGCCCGCGGCATAGCGAGTGATCTGGTACTGAAACACGATCAAGCACCCTGCCTCGATCCGCTCCGTGCGTGTCTGGGAATTCTCGAATGACTCAAGCCCCCAGAACATGCACTCGTCGCCGATGCACTTCTCGCCGAGCAGGAACGGACAGCGCTTGCGGTCCATTACGTCTTGGACCCGACGATGAAATCGACGTACTTCGGGCGCCACGACCCCGCGCTCGTCACCGTCGGCGCCGCATCGTTGGTGGCTTGCGACGGGATGTCATGCACGTGGGGGCTCAACGAAAAGGTAAAGCCGCCCGCGACGACGCCGATCGGCACGGAGGGATTACTATCGTTGCCCGTAAACGCCGCGAAGGTCTGATGCGTGTGCGACACCGTCCCGAGTCCTGAGATCGTCCACGACCCGCCGGTGCCCGGCACCTCACCGTTGAGCCGCAGGATCGGGACCGACTCGGTATTGGTGGCGTCCACGACGCGGGTCCAGCCGGTCGGCACCGCTTCTTGCTGGAATCCGACCTTGTTCGTCCCGCCGCCGGGAATGACGACGAGGTCATGCGCGAGCGTGCCGTCGTGGAATTTCAGGCGCGCGCCGTTGCGCCGGATGTGACCCGCCGTCGCCGGATCAGCGGCGGCATCTGACAGAATGATCGTCTTGATGCCGCCTGCGACCACCTCGAGCCACGCGGCGGTCAGATCGGTATCGACAGGAGCGCCGAAGAGATCGGCGAGCGCCTTCTCTAGATTCCCAAGCTCGTCGTCGATAGACGAGCCGAGTGAGGAGTTTGTGAGACGTGCGGTCTTGATTCGAACAGGTAATGTCATAACGATTTCTTTCGGGCGGCCCGAAGCCGACGTTGGTAGCGTCTGACCGCAGCATTGAGGCACATACGGCACCGACGATTACCGTTTGAACGACGGTAGGTGTTCTTCGGCGTGAACGGATGCCCATAGATGCAATGTGTCTTGGCAGCATTTACTGCCGTGACGGTTGCGCCCCTCAGTGTGTTAATCCCGTGTGCGACAGGCTCCAAATGGCCTGGGTTTACACAGCAGCGCACGCGGCACAAATGATCAATCGTTAGACCTTCTGGGATCGGGCCGACTAGCGACTGATAGATCACCCTATGCGCTAGCCTCGTACCAGGCATGCGGTCTGTTCGGCCATATCCGTCTTGGTCTCTCGCGCCAATCCAGATCCAACAGCCCGAATTGGGCTCGGGTTCTATACGGTGTTCTATGCGCTCTGTCATCATCCCGGTTCTTGACTCACCGGCCGCCGACCGGCCGACTTCGCCCGCGAGTGCTCGCGCACCAACTGATCCTCAAGCTCTCGACCACGAGCCGCCCACACCGGGATGCGCTCATCCTCGATCCCGTAGCGGGCGGTATCCCCCAGCGCCTTGAACAAGACCACCTCCCACGCATTGATGGTGAGGGCGTTCTCGTCGCCATCGGCCGACAGGTCAGGCAGGTAGCGGTAATAGGACCGATGAATCGTGAGCACCTGATCCGGTGTCTTGCCGAGGTACAGATTGCCGCCCCACGTTGTGAAGTGGCGCGGTTTGCCCGTTTTCGTCGCGTCGGGATACACGTCGTCGAATTCGTCGAGGAGCAGAAACGTGATGTTCTGCACGCCCTGCGAATCAGGGTCCACGTAGAACATTTCATAGGGGCGACTAAATCCCGTCGGCAGGGCGTAGGTGTTCGTCGCCGCGACGGTGTCGAAGGTGTCGAGCATCTCGTTGTAGCTCAGGTCCCACTGCCGACACAGTTCTTTCTGCGCGATGTTGAGGATGTCCGTCCGGACACTATGCGCGATGCGTTTGGCATTCGCCCCGATCCAGTCGCCCATTCGATTGCGGAGCTCCAGATGGGTCATGCTAGAATCCTTCCCGCCGGGCGCATCCGCGAAATTCGGATGCTAGGACAGTCGTCGGCGCAGACCACGCAGACGCTGTCTTGAGGACCATGGCGGCGGTCGCTGCCCATGACACGGCGGGGTTGATGTTGCGCCGTGACGCGGCTTCTACCGCCGATCCTCGCCGGCACCACAGTCACGGACCCTCCCAGAGCCACTTGCGCAGAAAGCGCACGAGGCGACGCCACCAAGGCAGGGGCGGGGACGGGGCTGGAGTCGAGAGGTCGGCGACGCTCATCCGCCTCTGGCTTTCTTGAAAGCTATCGCGCGTTTCATCTTCTCTTTGCGCTCGGCGCTCACGTTCGCTCGCGTCACGGTGCTCGGCACGTTCGTATGTGTCTCCCGCATCGCGGCCTCAAGCCTCGCCTTTGGCGGCTTCTTCATCCCGTCGCCCTGCCGCGCCCGCGAGCCCGAGAGCTTCGGCGGCATCAGTCGTCGCAGTCCTGCAGATCATGGATCGTGGCCCGCACCGGGTTGGCCAGCTTCGACTTCTCGTTGTCCAGATTCGCCGCGGCCTTCGGGGGGCCAGCCTTCGGCGGCTCGGGCGAGGTCTGCGGCCCGGTCGCGACATTGGGCGCCTTGGGGCTCGGGGGCTGCACGGGGGTATTCGGGAGATCCTTCCCCGTCGCCCGCTGCCCGACCTTCGGGGGCACTAGCCCTGCCCCGGCCGCTTTAGGCCCTTCGGCCCGCCCGTCGTCTTACCCTTGATGGGCGCCGCGTGATGCGGATCCTTCGTGGAGCCCTTCTGCGTGCCCCCCATGTGACGAATGCTGGAAACTTTCGGCGGCATGTTCCATGACTCCTTCCTGAATGTGGGCCGGGTTGATGTGCAGCGCTGGCGGATCATGTCGATGCGGGCGCATCGGCTCGAGCTTCCCGTGCAACCACGCATCGAGACTGCGCCAGTCATAGATGTCATTGCGCGGATAGCTCGCCCAGAGATCCGGGTGGCGCTCGATGAACTTCGCCGAGAACTTGACGCAGCCGAGATTTTTCTCGTTCACGGCGCCATGCACGATCAGCGGGAGCGCGCACCAGGACTCGGGACACTCCCACAACTGCGTGAGGGCACCCGGCCAAGGGGCCACGTCCGCCTCAAGATTGATGAACGGACGCTTCCACGCCCAGAGCTCGCGCAGCGAGTCGCCGTAAGCGTGCTTCTGCTCGGGCGGGCAGTAGACGCAGAGAATGAACATTTCTAGCGGCACCGGCCGATAGTGCGGGTCGTTGGTCCGGAGGTGGAGGCGCTCCTGGGCGAGCGCCATCTCCGTCGCCTTTTCGATCCGGCCGGGGTGGTGGACGACGACGCGGATCATTTGCCGCGCGTCCGCTTGAGCCGCTCGGATGCCATCTCCGGAGAAATCTTCTGCCGCTTGGCGACCGCCGCCGCCGTGCTCTTGAAATTCGGGTGCCGCATCGACGAGGGCGTGACCGCCTTGGGCCGGGCGCCGCGCCCCTCCCCGACGCTCGTGACCCGCGAGCCGGTCACTCTGGGCGGCATCTCAGCGGCTACCCCGGCCGCCGTGCCGCACGCGCGGCGTGGTCGACTCCTCAGGTTCCTCGGGCGGGGCCGCTGGTGCCTCGGCTGGCGGTGCCCCGGCATCGGCATCCGGCAGATCGCGCGGATGGATGTGGACGCCAAACCAGTCGTTTTTCTCGATCAGCGCGATCACCTCGGGGTCATCCGTCTCGAACGAGCCCTCGCGGAAGTGGACGCTGGCCCCGATCGTGAGACTGGGAAACCGATTGCAGACGTACGCCTTCATAACCCCACCACCCAGAAGCGCACGACGCGCGTGTTGAGATCCGCCGCGGCGATCTCCTGAAAGAGCGCCGCCGTGTTGCTCTTGAACGCGAGCAGCTTGCACGTGGTGGTATCCGCGCCGGGGACAAAGCCAAACGTCGCCCCGGCCGCGGCGACTTGCGGCCCCATGGCCGTCATCCCGAGAATCCCGCTCAGCTTGACGTCCGAAGCATTGATCGTCCAGCCAGCCGTGACGTAGCTGCTGTCAAACGTGATGTCGATGATGGCAAAACGGATGCCGCCCGACTTCTGGATGTTCACCCGCTTCACGTCGGTAAAGGTCAGCGCCATGTGAATCTCCTCGCCCCCGAAGGGGCGGGGGCGGCCCGAAGACCGCCCCCGAGGATTAACTACAAGCTACGGGACAAACGCTGTCATGCTCTTCGCGACCCCGTGCGCGTTCTCGTGCTGCAACTCGTAGCCCGCTTCCGTGAGCCACTCGTCCTTGCGCGCGTCGTCGCCGGGGTTCTGGCGATTGTCCTTGTAGTCGGTGTCGCGGTTCCGCAGGTAGCGGTACACGACAAACTTCGGATCGACCACGATCCCCCAGGTGTGGAACGTGGCGTTTTCCGAGAACAGCGGATGCTGCATCACCTGGAGCGAGCCGTACGGTGTGATCCACTCCGACATCTTCTGGCCGTAGGTGGTACTGGTCGGCGTCGCGGTGATCGTGTAGTGCGCCCGTGCGATCTTGTTCAGCACGTTGAGCGCCCGCGAGCCGCAGAGAAACGCCTTTTCGCTCGACCCGCGCTTGAAGATGTTTTCGAGGAAGGCTTCCCACGTGTCGATGGTCACGGTGCCTGCGAAGTCCGTGACGTTGGTCGTGCAGAACGAGATGTGGCCCTTGGTGGTGCGCTGCGGCTGCGCACCGCTCGTGTCCTCCACGCCGGTGCCGAAGATGAACGACTTTTCCATCTCCATCGCGTGCAGCTCGAGCGTCTCGCGCTGGTATTCCTTCATCGGGCCGGCGTCGTCCCAGCGCATCCGGGTCTGCTGCGCCGTGCCGGTCAAGTCCAGAACGTTGCGGAAAATCTGCGTGTAATTGTTGACGACGGTCGGATCGTAGGTGATCGCCGTCGGGAGCGAGGCGCCTTCCAGGTGCGAGGTGCCGATGATCAGGAGGCCGTCGCCGTCGTTCATCGCGGCGGCGGTCACGCCCTTGCCGCGCACGGCGGCAAACGAGTTGTAGGGCGCGGTCGGATCGGCCGAGACCCAGATCACTTCGAGGGTCCGCTCGTTGATGAGCGCGTGGCCCTTGCGCAGGATGTTCGACGCGCCCGAGCCCGCCGACTCGATCGTGGTGTCGGTGGAGGTCTGGGCACCCGACACGAGCACGCGCTGCGTCGGGAGACCCTTCAGGAAAACTTTGAACTCTGGATCGTCAGTCTGCTCCTCTTTCAACCGCGACATCAGCGCGGTGAGAGGGGCTTTCGTGTTGGGTTCGAGCAGAATGATGGCCTGTCGATAATTCTTCGGTCGGTCATCGCTGGAAAAATTGCCGGTGCCACGCATGCCGAGAACGGCCATTGGTGTCCTCTATCGCCTCGGCAGAAAGTCCTCGGTGAGCGTCTGGAGAAGCGTCGCTTCCGCGGCCGGGGCGGGCGTCGGGCGTGAGCCCTTGCCGTCGCTGCCGGCGCGGAGCCGCTGATTTTGACGCTCGATCCGTTCACGTTCCGCTGTCGCCTGCGCCGCCGTCAGCACCGTCTCGTGATTGAATGCGACCCACTGCCGCTTGAGGTAGTCCGGCGTCAGTTGGGTGACGAGCGGATTGCCCGATTCGATCAGGAAGTCCAGGAACCCCTGCCGCTTCTCGGCGTCGAGGAGCGGCTTGAAGAAATCGCCCGAGCCCGCGAGCGTGTCGAGCGTCGCCGTCAACTGTGTCTTGTGGCCGTTGGCTTCGGCCTTGCGCGTCTGCCCCGTGTGGAGCTCGCTGAAGGAGCCGAAGCGCCGGTTGAGGTCGTACATCTGGTCGCGGTGCCAGAGCATCTGCGCGACGGCGTTCGGATACAGTTGGGCGAAGTCCTCTTCGATCCACCCGTTCTTGACCGCCTCGTTGATCTGGGGCGCGTAGTGGGCGACGAGCTGGGCTTGATGGGCGCGCGGGTCGATCGGCTGTTGCGGCTGCGGCGGCGTCTGCTCCTGCTGACGCTGCTGCTCGAGCATTTCGATGTACTTCTTTTGCAGCGTCGGAAATTGCTCGTAGGTTTGCAGGAGCGCCTGCTGGAGCACCTCGTTCTCGAGCACTTCCTGGAACGTGTATTCCTTGCCGCGGATCTTGATCTTCTGGGGTTCGGGCTTGACTGCCGTCGGAGCAGGCTCAGGGCTTGGCACCGGCTCGGGGGCCGGCGATGGGGAAGGCTCCGGAGCCGGACGCTCCGACGGCAGATAATCGCTCGTCAGGTCGCTTAACCGCGAGGGGGCTGCCGATGGCGCAGACGCAGCGGGCGCGCTCGGAGCCGAGGGCGCTGCCGCTGCTGTCGGTGGTGCGCTGCTGGGTGCTGCTGTCGGTGTCGTCTCGTCTGCCATGTGTTCGCCTCGGCCGCTCCCGCTCTGCAGGTCGGCGGCATCGAACCATCGGCTCCCGGTTCCGGAACCAGGTCAGCCCGAGCCCACGTGCGCGCCAGATCGCCTCTCGGTCCCGGCAGCGCACGCCGGAGGGGTCAATCGATCGCGTGAGTCATCAAGCGCTGGCGGGCTGCTGCCGCCGCCAACGCGGCACTCTCCTCGTCTTGAAAGTTCTCTCGGTACGCTATGCGGCCATTGAGTCGAACCTGTGCGCACCATGTATGTCGATCACGCCGGTGATAAACGCCGCGATAGCGGGAATTCCCATTCAACTGGGAAGGCCGATTTTGGGCGTTCTGCAGGGTAGTGACGAGACGCAGATTCGAGCGCCGATTGTCGAGGCCGTCGCGATTGATATGGTCGACTTCCATGCCTTCCGGCGCGTCTAAAATCAGCCGGTGCATCAGCACCCGTCGTCCCTGCTGGTCAGTTCCGGCGTATTTCGTCTGGTTTTTGGGGTTGGGCCGGAGGAGTCGCCAGCTATAGCCCTGTACCAAGTCAAGATCGGCAGCGTCCACGATGGCGATGCCGACTTGTCCGGTCCTGCCGTACAGCGGTATCTCTCGGTGCTCCACGACGCCCCCTTAAACGACAAGAGCCGCCGACAGGGCTTTGGCCCCATCGGCGGCTCCGAATGCCGGATGACCGCTACTTATGAATCCTAGAGGCCCGGTGGGGTGACTAGCCCCTCCGGTCGGTCGTCAACCGCCCCTAGGACATTGCTAAAACGGGCGCTATCCTAGCACGATCTCGTCGCCCTTCTCTTGGGCGCTCAACGTCACCTTCTGCTCAAACGTCAGCCCGAGCGGCTCGCCGACGCGCAGATGGATCACGAAGTTGCCCGTGCGACCCGCCCGGACTGCGGCCGCGTACTCGTCGAGGATGCGGCGCGGGATCGCGACCGTGACCGCGCAGGGAATCGTGACCATCGCCATCACGGTTTCCACGGCGGCAGCACATTCACGAGCCAGTACACGACCACCAAGAGGCAGAGCAGCCCCGCGATGACTTGGAGCCCCGTCGTCACGATCGGTGGGGCACCGCCCGCCGCCGCCATCTTCGCGAGCGCCCAATACACGACCCCGATGACCACGATGGCGAGGACCACCCAGATCAGCCCGACGATGAGCGATTGAATGGGCATCGTTAGCCTCCCGTCACCGCGTCACCGTGACGCGCAGGGGTAGCATCTTGTCCGACCCGTTGGGCATTTCCGCGAACACCCCATAGTCCGAGAGCCCCTCCGGGGGCTCCACCGTCACCGAGGTCCCGGTCGTCACCGCGACGATCTGCCAATTCGCATTCAGGCTCTCGCCGGGGCAGCGATTCTTGTGCGTGCAGCGACCGACGCGATATCGCACAGCTTCGGCGATAGGCGTCCAATCCAGGACGCACCCGCCATCGCCTCATTGGAACGTCACGCCGGTCGCAGGCGACGGGGTCGTACAGGCCGGATCTGCCGAGCCGTTCGCGAGTTTCGTGCGGTCGACCGTGGGCGACGGGGCCTGGACCTGGACCGAGCTTTTCCCGCTGGTGGTGCGCGAAACGAGCGTGCCCGTGAAGGTCGCGACCGTACACGGCAGCACGGTCTGATTGGCCGTCTTGACGGCGATGGTGCCGCCGCCCTGCGGCTTGCTCGCGGGAATGGTCATCGTTTGCGAGGGGCCGCCCGTGCGCTGGTAGGTGAAGACGTGGTCTTGGAGGTCGGTCAACGGTTGGCCGCCGACGTAGGTCGTCGACTCGACAAAGACGAGGTCGAGCGTGCAGGTGTCGCCCGTACACGTGTAGGCGGCGGCCGGCGTCACGGCAAGGGCCAGCAGCAAGAGCGCAATGAGCAGCCTCATGCCAGCCCCCTCTCGATCCTCTGGCGCTGCGCCTTCAGACCGTCGTAGCGACCAAGCAGCGCGAGGTCGGCCCCGAAGCGGTCAACGATTTCTGCGATGCGGCCGACCATGACGAGGGCTTGGAAATCTTGCCGCTCGCTGGTTGGCGCTTGCAAAATATCCGCGATCCTGGCGAGCGCCTCGAGCATCTCGTCGGCATACTCCTTGGACTCGGTTCGCGCCCGCATGCGCTCGTACACGCTGCGCCCCGTCGCGAGCTCGCGATCAATCTCGGCCAGGCGATGCTCGAGCGCCGTCGTCATCCTGTCTTCTCTCGGGTTGCCTCGTGCGGGCATGAGCCCCAAAACGTGCGGGCGAGATGACAGTTAAAGCAGAGGAGCCGAAATCCCTCGCGCGGAAAGTTGTGCTTTTTGAGCCATCGGAGCACCGCAGCCGTATCGTTTTTGCTGGCTCCGATCTCGCGCCGATGAGCAGCACCGTCCGAGTTGACGTGATCTACGCTGAGAAACTCCGGCGTGGTTTCACCACAGCATGCGCACGCATCGCCATACGCAGCGAGCACTTCACGGCGCAGCACCCGGTGGCGATTGAGCGCGGCAGCCCTCGCTTTATCTTGGTGCCGGTAATACCACGCGACCGATTTGGCGCGATTGCACGCCTTGCACGCCCACCGCGAGCCACCGCGTTTGCCTGTCCGATCGTAAGTCTGATATTGCTCGGGCTGCAATGGCCCATGCAGGCGACAGACCGGGGGTTTCATTGCAAATCGGCTCCAGGGACGAGTGGCGTTTGCCGCCCCGCCCCACGAATGGCACCATTGGCGGCCACTTCCGCCTGATTCGCCGGGATCATATTGCCCGCTTGCACCGCCGCCATCACGGCGGGGTCGGGCACGACGGATAGATAGAATGATTGAATGTTCTTCACACCCATCGCGCGGGCAGCCTCGTTGAACACCTCGCGCACGTCGAGCACCTTGCCGTCCGGCCCCGGCTGCATCAGTTGCGGAATCCTCGCGGCGCCCTCGAGGATCTGCACCCAGACCTGCGCGAAGCGCGCGGGATCGGGGGGCGTCGTTCCGGAGTTCGGCACGTAGTCGAACGAGCCGCCGAGATCCGAGGGCTTGATGAGCAGGCGGTCGATCCCGCCCATTTCGCGCGCCATGTCGCCGGCGATCCGCACGAATTGATCGAGCTCGGTGAATTGCTGGCGATTGGAGATCGAGCGATAGGCCAGCGGCGTGAGGGCCTGCGCGTCCAGGAGCTTCGCGGTCATCGCCAAGCGCGCGGACGACCCCGCGATGACTTGCTGCACCTCGCCGAGCGTGCGCTCGTCGTCGGTGGTCTGACTCATCTGCGGGTCCGACGTAGCGGCTAGCCGCTGCGCCATGTCGAACAGCGCGTTGGTCGTCTGCAAATGCCCCTTGGTCACGTCGACCCACGGCAATTGCTTCATCGCCGCCTCGATGGTGAGGCGACCCTCCATGACGGCCTTTTCCAAGGCGGCCGACCCACGAATATGCCGCGATGGTCCTGGCTGTAAGAGATCTGCCTCTTCGACCAACGACGGCAGATAGATCACCGCGTCGTTGAGATGCTTGCGCACGTTCTCGATGTGCGAGTTCACGAGCCAATTGATCGTGCGCTGAATCCCCTCGAGGTTTTCGAGTTGGCCGGGATTGAACGACGCATGCTCGTCGGGCACGCTCTCACCGACCGAGTAGGAGAATTGCCCGTGCGCGTAGCCGTCCGGATGCGCGCGGACAATCACCGTCTCGTCGACCCACGCGAAGCACCAGATTTCCGGGCGCTCGCTCGGGCCGAGCTTCCACTCCTTCGGGATCAGCTTCACTTGCATGGAGTCCAGCCCGTAGAAGCCGCGATCGTCGCCTTCGGGCGCCTCGCGCAACTGGAAGTCGCCCATGTCGAAGCGATTGCGGCCGGTGCGCGTCTGCCCGTGCCCGGAGGCTTTTTGCAGATACTCCGTGTTGAAGTAGATGCCGCCGTTGGCCGTCGAGCGCTCTTTTAGGTGCATGGCGCCGCGATAGATCCGATGCCCGATAAACTCGCCTTGCTGCACCTGGGACACGGGAGCGCGCGGATCGGGCCAGAAGTGAAACGGATCGACGGACTCCCAACGGTTGAACTCGCGAGTCACGCCCCACGTCTGGCGCGGGCGCAAGAGCGCGCCGAGACCCATGTACTCGAGTTGCTGGGCCATCGCCTGGATCTGGGGCGGCGGGGATTGCATCTTCCAGCCCTGCTCGACTTCCCAGCAGTCGTGAATGACGCCGATCCCGTACTTTTCCGCGTCCTGACACATGGCATAGAGCGTGGTGAAGGCCGACATTTGCTGGAGGTCGTAGCCGAGCAGCGCTTCCATGAGCTTCGCAGACTTCACGTCCTCTGGCCCGCGCCCCTCGAGCTGGATCATCGGCTCGCGCGCCCCGAAGATCGTCATCAGTTGCGTCAGGCGCACGGTGAGAATCGCCAGCGACATCGGGACGACGATGGCCCGCTCGAACGGCATCTCGGCCTTGGTCGGGTCCGTCGAGCCGTCGCCGCGTTTCGCGCGCCGTGAGAGGTCAATGAACATCCGGCAGTGCTCGTCGACTTCATCCCAGCGTTCGTACCGCTTGCCGATGTGGCGTTGCGAGAGCTCGCGCCGCGAGTTGAGTCGCGAGAGGATCTGCTGGTGCATCGGACTGCCGTAGCGCAGGAGTTCCTCGATCGGCGTCTGCTCCGCGCCCACCGTCGCGCCGCTTGGCTGGCCCTGGCCCGGCCGATAGACGATGGGCGGCCCCGAGCCGCCGGACCCGCCGCCCTGATCGGTGACGAGGGAGCCGACGCTGGTATCGCCGACGATGGGGACGACGCCGCCGCCCGAGCCGGGCAGAAGGGGAAGGGGCATTAGCGTGTCGCCTCCGCTTTGACCCAGATGCGCTTGTCGAGGTCGGGCGTCCAGCCAGCGCGAATGTCGTCGGCGGTCAGACCCACGTCCGCGCCCGCTGCGACGATGGCCGCGTTGAGTTCCGCGTTCTTCACGTCCTGATCGCGACGTGTGAGTTGCGTTTGCACGCGCAGCGCCTCTTGCTGCGCCGAGAGTTTCAAGAGCGCCTGCTCGAACAACTGGCGCTCCGCGTAGAGTTTGCCGAGGCGCAGCACGTCGAGTTCGCTGATCGCTTTCGGCGTCTCGCGACCGGGATCGGCCTTCTGCGCGTAGCCGCCCGTCGCGGCGAGGAGCAGGATGAACCCGATCAGCGCCGCGTAGCCGAGGACGTAGAGCGCGAGCTGGCGGCGCAGCCTCATGGCGTCGGAAACCGCGAGCCGAAGCGCCCGATGTTCGCCGGGCTCACCGCCCCGCCGCAGCACGTGCCGCCGCCGAAATTCTCGAGCGTCATCGGCTGCGTGCCGCCAAAGCCAATCATGCTCGGCGCCACAATGGGAAAGTTGTTGTCGATGACGCTCGCGATGCGATACCAGTTACCGTCCGTATATTTCCAGTACACGGTGATGGTCTGGAGCGCGCTCACGCGAACCCCGTAACTCTGCCCATCGGCGACGTCAGCCCCCAGATCCACATCGGGAATCACCGTGCTGAGGGCGCCCGCCCCATCGGCCCGCATCACCCGGAGCTTGGCGTTGGCCCCCGCCGCGCGCGTGAGCATCAGCCGATACTGGTTGTTGTCCGTGGTATCGGTCGCGCCAAAGACCAGAATCGTCGACGGCCCGCCCAGCCCGGGGATCGTCGGCACCGTCCCGAAGACTTCGTGCGGACCCGTGGCCGTCGCCGCCGTGTGGAGGTTGCGCGCAAACGAGGCGGGCGCCGCGGCCTGATTGCTGACGATCGACCAGAGCGCCCCGATGGTGGCCGTGTAGGTCGCCCCGACCGGGCCGTTGGCGCGATCGAATGTGTCGAGCACGAGGGTCGAGGGGAAATCGGTCACCACCGGGAAATCCGGGGTGAAGGTGCCCGCGCGATTACACGCCGCCGGGATCGGGCCGTAGCGGCTCGCGATCTCGCTCGTCACCGTCGCGGCCTCGTACCCGGCGCCCGCGCCGCCCTGGAGCGCCGTGCCGCCCGTGCCGGCCGTCCGCGCCCGCGCCAAGGCCGCTTTGATGCGCGTGTCCATGCGCCAGGGCCAGAGCGCCTGCGTGGCGGTCGACGAGCCGAGCACGCCGTTCGTGTATTCGTAGCAGTTGCGCGCGCCGTTCGCGGCGCCCAGCGTGCCCGTATAGAAGTTGGGACAGCTATTGATGTCGGTGCAGTCGTTCGCCGGGATGCCGTTGGTGATCGTAAAGGCCGACCCGAACGCGCCGGTCACGGCGGACGCATTACCGGATGCTTGGCGAAGCCCCGTAATCCGATCCACGGTTTTCGCCGTGCAGGCGGCCCCGCAGCCAAAGGAAAACGGTTGCCCGCCACTGCCCGTCTGGGAGCGCGCATCCGAGAAAATGTCACGATACTCACGCGGCCCCCCCGTGCCGGTGCTATCCGAATCGTAGACGAATGCGATGTCGGTGGCCGTATTCGTGCCAGTAAATCCGGCGTAGCCGTAGAGAATCATGCCGTAGAACTTATCGAGCGTGTCGGTGAAGCCCCGCTGAATCAGCCCGCCAAACAGCGGGCGCGTCACGCCAAAGGTCTGCTGCTCCGGGTCCCAGACGGTAATGACATTCTCATAGATGTTGCCGCCGCTGCCGTTGCCCGCCGCCCCGAAGTAGGACGCCTGCAAGGTCATCCCGTCCTGCGACGGATCGCTATTGCCCTCGTAGCGAATCCAGACCCGCCGAAACCGATTATTCGTCGTGGAGCCGCCGGAATTATACGTGTTCATCGTGTTGCGGCCGGTGCCGACGATGGCGACGTCTTCGACCGTCAGGTTCGCGTTGCTGATCCACGTCACGACGTGACAGCAGGGGCCGGACCCACTCGGCTTTTTCGTGTTGGAGAACGTCACCCGCTGCACGGTGAGATTCGTGGTCAGCCGCGCGCCTTGCCCGTCGAGGGAGTTGCCCGAATCAAACCCTTGGAAGGTGAGATAGCTGCTGTTCTCGAGCCAGAATCCTGTGCGCACGAATTCGCCGTCGAAGACCACCCCGCCGTCGTTCCGGGCTTTGACGGTGAGGACGGCGCCCGCCGTGCACGTCTTGTTGCTGAACCACGGATAGATCGTGTAGTTGGCGCCCTTGTAGATGCCGTCACCCGCGCCGGTCCCGAGCAATTCGATCGTATCCCCGCAGGCCGCCAGGCTTGCCGCGCGACGGACAGAACAGGGCGCGGCATCCGTACAGGCTCCCTCCGTAACGATTCCCGGAGGGGCCGGCACAAACCGAGGGGGCCCGAG